TGCGCCTCGATCCGATTCATCCGCTTCGTCACCGCCGTCAGGTGATCCTCGTTCCGCTTAATCGCGCCCCAGATCAACTCGTGCTCGCGCGCGCAGCTGTCGCGCAGCGCCTCGAGCTCCCGATCGGCGTGGTCGTCTTTCCGTGGGCGACCATGCCCGTTGCCGGGACGCTCGCGGTCTCGCGACCAGCGGCCGGCGCTGATCAGGAGCAGCGCGGCGACGACCGCGAACTGGCCGAGACTGATCCAGGCTTCGGCCGACATCGGACCGTTAGTGTCCGGCCACCGTGACGGCGATCTTCAGCAGCGTCAACAGCGCCAGCGCGACCAGGAGCAGCGCATCACGCAGCATCGACACGCCCTCTACGGCACGCACGCCGGCCCGTCGTACAACGTCACCCGCTTCTGATCGTCGATGTAGACCCGCGAGGTGTCCGACATCAGGTGAATCGTCGGCAGCGGCGGATTCGTGCTCAAAAAGACGCTCACTTCCGCGTCGCGGGCCGCACATTTCAGCGGGCTCAAGTACCGCGCGAAGACGGATTGTCCCGAGTCTTTGTTGTAATAGAGCACGTCGAGGACGCCGTCGTGATAGACCGGCGCGACCGTCGTGAAGCCCGTGGTCCCGTAAAACGGCTTGCCATACAGGACGACCGAGTACAGGCTGACGTTCATCATCTGCGCGTGCAGCAACGCACCCGCGAGTGCCGCCAGCATCATCGCGATCAGCGTGCCGAATCCGATCCGTCGCATGCGCTCCCCCTTTTAGGTCGTCAGATACGATCCGCCGAAAATGAAGCTGCTCGTATTCGTGAAATTCGCCTCGGTCAGCTGTGTCACCGAGGCCGCCCCGCCCGTGTACATCGCCGCGTTGGTGCCCGAGGCGACGGTGGCCATGAAGGCGCTGTTCCCCATCGACGCAAAGTTCTGATAGAAGCCGACCGGGAGCGCCGCCTGCGTCGCCGTCGCGCTGAACGGCAGCCCTTCAAACGTGGCGTTGCCGGTGGAGCTGCCTTTCGCCGAGAAGGTGACGCGACCGACGACGTGCACGCGGCGGCCCTGCACGAGATAGAGCCCGTCCTGGAGCGAATAGGTCTGTCCGGTGTTACCGCCGCCGAACTTGACCGACGGCGTCCACGCGATCGGCGCGCCCTGCTCGTGCAGAATCAGGCGCCAGCGGCTCGCGGAATCGTCGTAGACGAACATCCCGCCGCCAGAGCCGCCGGCGCACGGCGTGTTGCCCGACGTGATGATGTTGTGGAGGCGATTCGCGGCGGTCGACCCGGCGTTCTCGTGCGCAAAAAACACGTTGCCCGCCCCGACGCACACGAAGCGCATTGGCTTGCCTGGCTTCGCCGGCGAGCTCGGGGCGGTGATGCCGGTGACCGTAAGGTCGCTCGCGTTGTTGAAGATGACCAGGTCGGGCTGCGAGCTCGAGAAGAGATTGTTCTGCGTGCCCGTCGCGGTGACCGTCGTCACCGACCAGCGCGCATCCATATCGTCATAGATCCGCTGGAGCTCGGCGTTGTTGATGGGTGTGCCGTCATTCGATGTCGGCGTGCTGTTGTCGGTCCACGTACGGCGCGTCACGCTCATCGCAGGTTCCTATGTCTGATCCACGAGCGCGGCGTCGTAGAGCGTGGACGTTTTCACGCCGCTGGCTTCGCACTGCCGCCGAGGTAAGGCATTCGGGCGCGGGAACGCGATCTCCGATCGCGTGATCAGAAGGTCTTCGCTCAGGCCGTCGAAATTCACCGATTGCGTGCGCCCTGGGCGCGCGTTGATGTCCTCCGTCTCCCACTCGATCGACGTCAGGGGCGACGCGAATGCCGCCAGATCGGCCGCGGCGCGCGCCGTCGCACCGTCTGCGCTGAGTCGACCATCCTGGATGATGTGCTCGTGCACGCCGTCGTCCCCTTCGACAGCGGCCATCGTGGCCTGGGCGGCCGCATCATCAGTCTCGATGCGCAACACCACGGCATCGCCATCACCGAGGTCTGCGTTCAGCCCCGCGACGCCCTCCAGCTGCGGCAGGAGATAGACCGGTTCGTTGGCCGGGAGCGCAATCGAGAGCGCGCCCGAGCCGGATGTCCGAATCGAGACCGTATGGTTGTCGCCGCTGATCGCCGTGACGAACAGATACTGGCCACCGGCCTGGATCCATTGATTCGAGACGCCGAGGAAGACGGCGCTGGAATCGAGGTCAAGCGTCGCCGCACCGGCGGCCGCCGCCGACCGCAATACCGTCGCTGCGGTCGGATTCGAACCGGTCACCGTCGACGGCGCGCGGAGATTGGTGTACGTGATGCGCTGCGTTCCGGCGCGCGCGATGCCGCTGGTGCCGGTCGCCCACCCGAGCGTGGTGCCAGGCTGCAAAGGGACGATCGTCGACCCGGCCGCGACGGTACCGGCCACGGAGGCGTTTTTGCCTTCGACAATGTCACGGGTGCGCAGTTGGCGGTCGTGGGAGATGTGTTGAAACGCCTTCCATGAGGTCAGCCCGTCGGTGAGCTGCTGCGGATTCGTACCGGCCTTCGGACTGAGGTCCCCGCTCGCGCCGAACAAGTGAATGTCGCGATCGGCATCGACGTAAAACCCGCCGCCGGCCGCATTCGCCAGCCGTTTCAGTACGTTCGAAACGGTCTCGTTGGTCGCTGGGAAGTAGTCAATCGTGGGCAGGCCGTCTGCCACGCTCAAGCGCGTGAAGCCGGTCGTGTACCGGTCGATAATGTCCACCGCGATCGCGCTGATGGACTGCCCCGTATATTCGGCTAGCACGAGCCGCCGATCGAGCAATGCTAAGTAGTCCACACACTCGACATCGATGTAGGGGTGTGCAATACCGCGCACGTATCGCCGCGTCACGCTGGCGATCTGCCCACCGAACTCCGCGTTGCTGGCGGCGCCAAGCGCGAGCGTGACGAGGTCGCCGGCCTGCGGCACAAATCCCGCCGTCGATCGGAGCGTGAATCGCGCCGTGTCGGGCTCGTCGTTCAACGCCTGGCTGATGCTCATCGACCCCTTGAGCACGGCTGACGATCGGTCGACACCGTTGATGACCGTCACGACGTTGAACACGGAATACCCATTCGACCGCGTCGCGCCGGCCCGCGCGATCCCGGCGCGCGCTTCGGTCACATAGGGATCGCTCCCGCTGATGCCCATCAGGCGGCCTTCAGTTTCCGTCGCGTTTGGAGATTCTTCGCCTGGTGGCGATCGACGACCTGCGTCAGGACGCGGCCGTCCAGCATGATCGTCGTGTGGACGACCGTGTCACCGCCGCCGCCACTCGACCCGAACGATCGCCCGCCGCCGCTGAATGCGTAGTCCTCCGGTCCGGCCTCGCCGGCGAGGAAGAGCGTCGGCCGCGTGACGCGGCCCGTCCCGCCGGCCGCCATGTGCGCGGTCGGGAGGTCTTCCAAGTCGCCGCCCCTGAACCGGACCGGCACATCGATTGTGGGGACCTTCACTTTGCTGAGTTCGGTTCCGATGCCGGCCGCGGCCGTCTTCGCATTGGCCGGCAAGCCGAGCAAGATGTTGCTCAAATTGTTAATCGCCCCAACGATCGCGCTCGTGCCTTTGTCGAGTGGTGTGTCCTCGAACTGAATCCCGGTCAGGTCTTTGAACTTCTTGCCGTTCTCATCCAGCAGCTGACCGGTGTCGAACAAGTTCTGAATGAAGGGATGCAGCGATTCGGGAACCTTGACGCCAAACTTCTTCGCATCGTTCACGACACCGCTGATCTCGTCGGACAGGCCGTGCAACATGCCGCCGACGTTGCCGCCGGCTTTCGTCGCCTGCTCGAGAAACCCGGTGATGTCCGCGGTGCGCCGCTCGATCTGCGACTGCTCGAACGCCGGTCCGAGCTCCTGGATCGAGATCCCAAATCCCTTCGCCTTCTGCTCCAACCCTTCGAAGTCCGGCGCGGCGCCTTGCGCGAGCAGCTGCAGCTTCGATCGCGCATCGTCCGTCAGTCCGTTCATCGTCAGCAGTTTGTCGACCATTGGCTGCAGCGACTGCGGCAGCACGCCACCCGCCGCTTGCACGGTGGAGACGAGATCGTCGACGGCACCGCTGACGGTGGACACCTTGTCGAAAGCGACCTTAATGGCGTCGACCGCGCGCGCGTACTGCTCAGGGTTTTTCGCACTCAAGAGCTGCTGCACGAGGGCGAGCGATCCCGTCGCCTCAAACACTTTCTTGTTCAGCGCATCCAGGCCGCCCGCTGCATCGACGAATGCCTGGCGGATCGGATTGATCTGCTTCTCGGGATTCCCGAACAACTTGCCGAAAAGGCCGCCCACCAGCTTGCCACCGAGCGATCCGAGGATCGTCCCCACGCCGGGTAACACCGACCCGAGCGCTCCGCCAATTGTCGACCCGAGTGCGGACGTGAGCCCCTTGCCGAGGCTCTGCCCGATCGCGCGCCCGAACCCCGTTAAAAAGCCGCCGATGCTGCCGCCGATACTCTTCAGCACGTTGCCGCCGCCCTGGAGGGCGCCGAGAATGCTCGGCCCGAGATCGTGCGCGAAGAAGTCTTTCAGCGACCGCGCGCTCGACTGCACCCGCTCGAATGCCGACTCGAGACCCGGCAGGGTTTTCGTCATGCCGGCGACGCTGTCGGTTGTCGGGAGCAACCCCTCGCGCGTCAGGCCGGCGAGTTCGTTCCGGAATTCTTCCGTCCGATGCGACAGATCCGGCATCAGGCTGACAAGCGGAAACGCGTTCTCCTTGTAGGTTTTGAAGGACAACGCCGAGGCCTCGAGCAGCTTGGTGGTCGCGGCGGCTGTCTTCCCGACGTGTTCCACGTCGTCGCCGAGGCCAATGAGTGGCGCGTGCGCGCCTTTCGCCGACGTGCCGACCTGGTCGGTCGATGTGAACAGCTTCACGAGAAATTGGTCGGCAGCGGCCGCCTGATCGCGCAGTGCCTGCGTCGCGTCACCGACGAAGCCGAGATGCTTCCCGAGCAACGGGACCTTCTGCGCGAGATCGCCGAGACCTGCCAGGAACCGCGTTACCGCCGCATACGCGGCCACCAGTCCCTTCTCAATCCAGTTGATGAAGAATCCCGCGACGTCGCCGACAATCTTGCCGATGCTCACCAGCAACCGCGCAAGCGCCGTCAGCGCCGGCAGGAGCGGTCCGACAATCGTCGCCACGAGTGCGAGCAGTTGCTTCCCGACGACGACGAGTTCGTCACCGAATTGGTCGGCCGCGGCAATGGTCTGGTCATCGACGACCAATCCCATCTTCTGGAATTCGTCCGTGGTCTCCTTGAGATGCCCGGTTAGACCAGCGAGCAATTGCTGGCCGCCCTTCCCGAAGATCGTCATCGCGGCATACGCTTTTTCGGTTGGGTTTTGAATCCGACCGATCGCGTCTGCCACGGTGAGGAATTGATCCTCCGGCGCCATCCGCTTCAAGTCCTCGACGGAGAGGCCGAGCTTGTCGAGCGCGCTCACCGCCGCGTGATCGCCGCCGACGAGCGCCTTCTCCAAGCGGGCGATTCCGGTCGTCACGGCATCGAGACCGATGCCGCTTTGTTCGAAGGCAAGTTGCAGCTTTTCGAGACTGGACGCGGCGATGCCGGTGCGGTCCGAGAGATCCTGTAGTTCGCTGGCCGCGCCGATGAACTGCTTCACGGCACCAACGACCGCCGTCACGGTGAAGGCCGCCGCGAGCGCCTTCCCGACATTCGAGGCGAGCTGCTGGATGCCGTCCAATGTGCCGTGGATCTTCTCGACGTCCTTTTGCAGTTTGACGGTGTTCGCCGCCACGTCGACGATCAGGCTCGCGATCGTCACAGCAGCCCTCCGCCGCCAGCCATACCAATGCGCGCCGTGTCTTCTTCGATCGATCGACCAGCGGCGCGACAGCGCGACAGATAGGGCTGCTTCTCCGCTTCGGCGGATGGAATCATGAAGGGCTCAGCCGGCATCTTCACCGTGCCGAATTCCACGAAATGCGCATAGCGAGAGGGGACGATCTTCTTGGCTCCGCGACTGGTGAGCGCGCTGCCGCCATTGCCGGCGACGATGATGCCTTTGACCTTGATCGCCCGACCGCCGATCGTCAGCGTGGTCGTGACGCGCTGCACGCCGACCTTGCCGCGGCCGTTCTTGGTGTTCATTGACCAGCCGATGGCGTTGTAGAGCGCGCGCGTCCGGACGGAGGGACTGGCGAGAATGTGCGCCTTCGCCTGTCGCGCGATCTCGCGGACGGTCGTCTCGGTCGCAACGTTCATCCGATCGCGCACGATCTGCGGCAGGGCTTGGAAGGCGGCTTTCGCTTCCTTCAGCCCCTTGATGCGCGTTTGAATCGCTGCCGGATTATTCGGCCGGGCCATCGTCCTCGTCGTCCTCGTCGTCGTCGCGTCCGGTGATGATGACCTGTCCGTCGTTCGAGCTCGCGCGCAGTCGCGCCAGCTCCGCCTCTTCGTCCTGCACGGTCAAGAGCGCCATCCACGCCGTGAGTTCCTGTGACGTCATGCGCGCGAGCATCTCCGCGCGCACCATCCCGAGGCGCAGGGCTAGTTCGTAAGTGAACCGCTCCCAGCCGTCGCCTCGGAAGACTTTTTTAGGTCGTCGATGTCCTCATCGCTCACGCCAGAGAGCCGCTGCGCCTTTTCGAAAATCGGGTTCAGGACCGCCGCCGGGAGCTGCCCGAGAATCTCCGCTTCGGCATCGGTGAAGAGCCGCTGGCCGTTCGGCTGATCGACGAGGCAACGCACCGCCAGCCGCGCGCGGACGTTTTCCGTGTTGACATCCCGCCGCTTGCCGCGGCCGACGAGCAGTGACCGCTCCCAGGCATCGCGTTGCGTACCCGACATGCCCTGGACCCAGACGGCCTTCGTGACCGGACCGATCGTCAATTCGACCGGTTCGCACGGCAGCGTGCGCGAGGACGCCGCCGCGATTAGTTCTTCCTTACTGAAAAACTCCACACGGGCTCCTTTACGACGTCGCCACCGTCTGCGCGCCCGCCGGCGCGAAGACCGCCTGCGTCATGTGCCGATCCCCGCGGGTCCCGTTGAAGACCTGCGACGACCGCACGAAGACGGGAATCGTGAAGGCCGGATTCGTCGCCGCGTTCGCGCCCGTGTCG